TGGTGAGTATCTTTCTATGTATGGTGATAAATTAACCAAAGTTGTAAATGGGAAAAGGAAGATGCTGAAGATTTATTTGAATCAGATGTTCCCGAAACAACGAGAGTTTTAGTAGATATATACGATAACGATTTACCATCAAAAGGACATAGGGTTCTTACCTTCGATATTGAGGTAGAAATGATATCAGGTCTACCAAACACAAAGGATGCAAAGAATGAAATTACGGCCATTGCTGCACACGATGGAGCAACAAAGTTATACGATGTATTTGTATTGGATAAGGAGAGAAAGGTAAAAAACAAAGCTAAAAACTTTAATAAAGATGGTAGAGAGGTTACTCTTCACATATTCGATAATGAAAGAAATCTATTACAGGCATTCCTTAATTATTATGAAGAAGTAAACCCAACAATTCTAACGGGTTGGAATATAGATTTCTTTGATATTCCCTATTTGTATAACCGATTAAAGAATGTATGTGGAGAAGGAAATGCTAAAAGATTATCACCAATAGGACAGGCATTCTGGTCACCATATAGAGAGAAGTTTAGTTTTGGTGGTGTATCTATTTTAGATTATATCAACCTATATAAAACATATACATATTCATTGGAAGCATCTTATACCTTAAATTATATTGCTACCAAAGAATTGGGTAGAGGTAAGATTGAGTATGAAGGAAGTTTGGATGATTTATTTGAAAATGATTTAGAAAAGTTTATTGAGTATAACATTGTCGATGTGGATTTAGTTGTATCGATGGATGAAAAACTTCAATTCATAGATTTATGTAAAGCCGTTTGTCACGCTGGATTTGTTCCATATGAAGATTACATCTATTCATCAAAGTGGTTAGAAGGAGCTTGTTTGGGATATCTTAAAAAGAAAGGATTAGTAGCAACCAATAAACCAAGAGATAGAAAAGAAAGAATGCAGGCTCTTAGAGATAACAACCAAGAGAAGTTTATTGGGGCATATGTAAAAGAACCCATCGTTGGAAAGTATGATTGGATATATGATTTGGATTTAACATCACTGTATCCATCAATCATTATGACTCTAAATATTAGTCCCGAAACGAAAGTTGGTAAGATTGAAAATTGGGATGCAGAAGCTAATATAAAAGGATTAGATACAACATATAAGTTAGTGGGTAAAGATGGTGGTACATACGAATATACGACTCAGGAGTTGAAGGAAGTTATCAAAGATAGTAATTTAGGTGTAGCGGCAAATGGGGTTCTATATACACAGGATAAGAAGGGTCTTATCGCTGATATTTTAAATGATTGGTTTGAAAAGCGTGTTGAGTTCAGAAAATTAGAAAAACAATATGGTGAAGCGGGTGATACGGAGAAATATGACTTTTATGCTAAAAGGCAGTTGGTTCAGAAGATTCTTCTTAATTCTATGTATGGTGTTCTTGGCCTTCCTGCCTTTCGGTTTTACGATATTGATAATGCAGAGGCAGTTACGGTTACGGGTCAAACTGTTATTAAGAAAACAGCGGAGATGGCAAATAGAAAATATTGGAAAGAATTAGGAACAACCGATGACTACAATGTTTATATTGATACGGATTCAATCTATATGATGGCAGAACCTTTGGTAAAACATAGATACCCAGATTATAAAACATTCGATGAAAAGAGAATGGCAGTTGAAGTGGATAATATTGCAACCGAAACACAAACATTCTTAAACTCATTCTATGATATGTTGGCTGAAAGATTCTTTTTTATTCCAAAAGAAAAACATAGGTTTGAAATTAAAAAGGAATTCATCAGTAAAGCAGGATTTTGGGTAGCTAAGAAACGATATGCACAATGGATGGTATTGAAGAATGGTATCCCTTGCGATAAGTTAGATGTTAAAGGATTGGATGTAGTTCGTTCATCTTTCCCCAAAGCATTTCAGGACCAAATGAGTGGTATGTTGAAAGATATCTTAATGGGTAAGGATAATGAATACGTTGATAGAAAGTTATTAGCATTTAAAGCTAGTATGATTAATTTACCGGTTAATAAGATAGCAAAGGGTGGAGCAATCAAAGAGTTAAGTAAATATGATAATGGTACTTGGAGAAAAGATAGTGGGTTATCAATTGCATCTTTTGAAAAAGGAACTCCAGCGCACGTTAAAGCTGGAATTACTTATAATCGATTATTAAAGTTCTTTAATGCACCATTTAAGCACGAACCAATTAGAGATGGTGATAAGGTAAAATGGGTATATCTTAAAAATAATCCATTAGGGTTGGAGACTGTGGCTTTTAAGGATTATAATGACCCAAAGGAAATTATGGATTTCGTAGAACAATATATTGATAGAGATAAATTATATGCATCGGATATGGAAAATAAGGTTGATGACTTCTATACCGCACTTAAATGGCAAAAAGCTTCAACTGAAACCCTAACTGCGAAAAAGTTTTTCTCATTTTAATTTGGAACATTCGAAATATTTTCGTATATTTACACAATAACAATAAAAATAAAATTTAAAAATTAGATTATGAACAAACAAAATTTACAAAGATTCATCCAAAAGTATTCACTAGGTGGAGTTATCGAATCAGTAGCATGGAATGCAGAAGGAAACAAACTATCTGTACGTTTCATTTCAGATGATAAGACTATGTTGGGTGAAGTGGATTTTAATGGCTTTACATCAAAACCATTCAATGTTGGTATTTACACTACATCATTGTTAAAAAATTTATTAGGCATTTTAGATAATGATTTATCTTTAAATGTTGATATGGTTGGCGATAGAGCAACTGTATTGAAGTTAAATTCAGAAGAAACTGAAACTTCGTATCAATTGGCTGATTTGGGTGTAATTCCTGTTGTACCTGATTTGAAAGTATTACCTGAATTTGGTATCTCAATTGAAATGGCATCTACTATGATTGATAAGTTTATCAAAGCAAAGGGTGCATTATCAGATATCGATACATTCACTGTATTTACTGAAGGTGGTGATTTGAAAATGGCAATCGGTTATTCAACTATTTCCACAAATAGAGTAACGTTCACTTGCCAAAAAGGTTACGCTGGTGAAGTTAAACCAATCTCTTTCTCCGCTAAGTATCTTAAAGAAATCTTAACGGCTAATAAAGAAGCAACATCTGCTAAACTAAACGTATCAGTAGATGGATTAGCACACGTTGAATTTATCATAGATGAATTCGTATGTAAATATTATTTAGTAGAAATCTCAAATTAATAAAAATGGCAGAACAATTAGATTTATTTCCACAAGAGGAATTACAACAACAAGATGCAGGTAGTATTGGAGTACCTGAAGCAAACCCAATTGCAGATGCAGAATGGTGTTTTCAATTTTTTAACAATGAGCCGGTAGTATTTGCATTCTCAAATGAAGGCGAAACTGCTGCACCATTACAAATGAAAATTGAACCAGTTGAAGGACAGGGGTTAAATTTCCAACAAGATGGAATGATATTTAAAATCTTTCCGAGACCAATTTCTGAAGAAACAAAATTAGAAAGAAAAAAAGAAAATGAAAGTAAAGATTAAAAAATTACATTCCGATGCCGTTATCCCCACCTATGCAAAAAGTGGGGATGCCGGTATGGATTTAGTAGCAACATCAATTAAGTTTGATGGTACGCAAGTTACATACGGAACAGGATTAGCAATGGAAATACCAGAAGGATTTGTAGGATTAGCATTTCCTCGTTCATCTATCCGTAAAACCGATTTATCATTGAGTAATTCAGTAGGTGTGATTGATAGTGGTTATAGAGGTGAAATACAAGCAACTTTTAATCAAAAATCTTTATCTAAAGATGGCCAAATTTTATATGGAGTTGGTGATAGAATTATGCAAATTATGATTATCCCACATCCAACAATTGAATTTGAAGAAGTAAATGAATTAAATAACACCGAAAGAGGCCAAGGCGGATTCGGTTCAACAGGAAAATAATACAATATGAGCTTTTTCGCAAACGATATTAATAAAAGAGAGCATAGCTTATGGGTGGAAAAATACCGCCCACAAACTCTTGCTGACTATGTTGGTAATGAAACCATCAAAGAAACAATTCAACAATATTTGGATAACAACGATATCCCTCACTTACTACTTTATGGTAAAGCGGGTACGGGTAAAACCACATTGGCTAAACTAATCGTAAACACAATCAAATGTGACTTTATGATTATCAACGCATCGGATGAGAATAACGTTGATACAGTTCGTAACAAAGTAAAAGGATTCGCATCATCGGTAGGATTCTCTGGATTCAAAGTAATCATCTTAGATGAGTTTGATTATATGACTCCAAACGCACAGGCAATCCTTCGTAACTTAATGGAAACATTCAGTAAGCATTGCCGTTTTATTTTGACGTGTAATTACATTGAGAAAATCATAGACCCGATTCAGAGTAGATGTCAATCTTTCGCAATCACACCTCCGACTAAAAAGGATGTGGCAATTCAGGTAGCAAAAATATTAGATTCTGAAAAGATTACATATGATATTAAGAATGTAGCTGATATCGTAAGTTCATATTATCCAGATATTCGTAGAATCCTAAATACTTGCCAACTACAATCGGCAAAAGGAGAATTAAAAGTAGACCATGCAATTATGGTTGAATCCAATTTTCAAACTAAGTTAATTGAACTACTTAAATCATCAAATGATAAACGAAATTTGTTCATAAACATTAGACAAGCAGTAGCTGATAATAGATTAAATGATTATTCAGAAATGTATTCTATGTTATATGATAAGGTAGATGATTACGCTGCTGGAAATACAGCAAATGTGATACTTACCATAGCAGATGGGTTATCAAAAGATGCTTTAGTAGTAGATAAAGAGATAGTGTTTATGAGCACAATTATTCAAATTTTAAATATTATAAAATGATAAACGAACAATTTCAACAACCGCAGATTGATTTAAAAGATACACGAGATGTACCATGCGAATGTGGTAATTTAATCTTTATGCCGGGTTATAGATTCCGTAAGGCTTCTAAATTATTAACAGGTGGTGAAAAAGATACTGTTATGCCATTCGAAGTATTCTTATGTACAAATTGTGGTAAACCATTACAAGAGTTTTTACCCGATGAATTGAAAACTCCAAAAGAAGAAAAATAATGGCAGTTAAAAAGTTATTCGACCATCTTAATGCAATTACGGCGGAGCAAGACCCAAACTATTTCGATAAATTATCGGAAGAGGATTTAAAATCGTGGAGTAACTTTATGATTAATCGATTCCTTTCTATGAAGCCGGAATGGGTTGAACTAATTGCATCCCTATTACCCTTAACGCAAACTCTTCAACCAAAGGAGATGTACAAATTATATATTGGCGTTTTACCAAAAGGTAAGCAATATTTAAAATATACTAAAGGCAAATCCGAAGATAAGTATGAGGAGTTTTTAGTTGAATTGATTAAGAAAGATTATTCGGTGCCAGAATCACAGGCATTAGAATATATAGATATCCTTTACTCAACTAGAGAAGGTAGAGAGAATATAAAATATATTTGTGAAATGTATGGCGTAGAGAAAAAACAAATTACGAAACTTAAATTAAAGATATAATTCTTTGGTTTATTGAAATAAAATTCGTATATTTGTTATATGGCTAGAGTATCATTTTCACAATATAGTATGTGGAGTAATTGTCCACAACAATATAAACTATCTTATATAGATGGTTTATCCACATCAAAATCCAATATACATTCTGTATTTGGTTCAGCAATGCACGAAACATTGCAAGAGTATTTAAGTAGATGCCTTCGTATCTCCAAATCACAAGCTGATAAGGGGATGAATACGAAGGCTTTTCTTAAAGAAAAGATGAGAGAATTTTTTATCAAAGAATCCAACGAAGGAAAAGACCCTATATGTTCTAAAGAAGAATTAGTAGAGTTCTTAGAAGATGGATATCTAATTTTAGATTACTTTCAGAAATCAAAAAACTTCAATAACTTCTTTTCTTTACAAGATGATGAATTAGTTGCTATTGAGCAAGTTATTAATACTAAGATAGGTGAACACGTTAACTTCTTAGGATTTATAGATTTCATTGTTAGAAGTAAAACAACTGGCAGATATCGTATTACCGATTTCAAAACATCTACTAAAGGTTGGAGCAAATACCAAAAATCAGACCCGGTTAAAAATACTCAAATACTTTTATATAAGAAATTTTATGCAGAGTTATTAAGTATTTCGCCTGATATCATTGATGTGGAATTTATGATTCTAAAACGTAAGGTATCAGAAAATGCAGATTATCATATTCCCCGTATTAGTAGACACGTACCTGCTAGTGGCAAACCATCTATGAATAAAGCATGGAAAGGATTTACTGAATTTGTAGGTAACGTATTTAATGAAGATGGTTCATATAGAACTGATATAGGGTTTTTCAAAAAGCCATCAAAACTATGTAGTTGGTGTGAGTTTTTAGGAACACATTGTGATGGAAAATAATTTTTTGTATATATATGTATATACAAATAATAACAACTATGGCAGATTTAAAATTAACAACTGTTAAGGTTATAAAAAGGTTATACGATGAGGACTTTAAGATTATCACAATACATGGTGGTATCAATTTTCAAAAACTCGTTAATAGAACCTTAGACCTTTACACAAAAAACGAACAATTTAGAAAACAATTAAATGAATACACTGTTTTACAAATAAGTGGTTCACAATTTTAAGAAACAAAATAAGTTATGGCAAAAAAGAAGATTCTGTTACTTTCAGATGACCTTAGAATGACGAGTGGTATAGCTAATGTATCTAAACAATTAGTATTAGGTACATTAGATAAGTACAATTGGGTTCAATTAGGTGCAGCAATTAAACATCCCGAAGCAGGGAAAATTTTAGATTTAAACGATAGTGTTAGAGAACAAACAGGTGTAAAAGATGCATTAGTTAAAATCTATCCATTTGATGGTTATGGTAATGCTGATATTATCCGTCAGTTATTAATGGTTGAAAAACCCGATGCAATTCTACACTTTACCGACCCGAGATATTGGTTATGGTTATATGAGATTGAGCATGAAATTCGCCAATCAGTTCCTCTTTTCTTCTATCACATTTGGGATGATTTACCAGACCCAAAATATAATAGAAATTACTACGAAAGTTGTGATTGGATTGGATGTATTTCAAAACAAACATATGGTATCACCAAACGAGTTTGGAGTTGGGATAAAGAAAAACATTGGACACCTCCAGCCGATTGGCAAGTGAGTTATGTACCACATGGTATTAATTCTGATTTATATAAACCAGTAGAAGTTCCAAAAGAATTTAAACAATCCATTTTTGGTGATAAAGAATATGAATTTGTTCTATATTGGAATAATAGAAATATTCGTAGAAAACAACCAATGGATGCTATGTTGGCATTTGATAAATTCAGAGAGGCGTTACCTGAAGATAAACGAGATAAGATTTGTATGTTAATGCATACGGCGCCGGTCGAAGAGCATGGTACGGATTTACCTACATTTATAGAACATTGTATTCCAGAAGCAAATATTATATTTGCACCCAACAAATATACGGAGCAAGAATTAAACTATCTATATAATATAGCTGATGTAACAATCAATGTAGCATCAAACGAAGGATTTGGATTAGCAACTGCAGAATCGGTAATGGCAGGTACACCAATTATACTAAATGTATCAGGTGGTATGCAAGACCAATGTGGATTTAGAGATAAAGGTACGGGTAAATTATTAACTGCAGAAGATTATGTAGAGATTGGTTCATTACATGATAGACATAAAAAAGCAGGTGTAGTTTGGGGAGATTGGGTTAAACCAATTTGGCCGGTTCGTTCAACAACAGGTTCAGTTCCTACTCCATATATTTTTGATGATAGACTTGATTTTGAAGATATTGCTCCTTTAATTATGGATTGGTATATGATAGGCAGAGAGGAGAGAAAAGCAGCAGGATTAAAAGGTAGAAAACATTTCATAGGAGAAGGAAAATTGAGTAAGGAAGCAATGTGTGATTCATTAGTTGAAGGTATGGAAGGAGCATTTGCAAATTGGAAACCAAAACAAAAATTTAAGTTAATAGAGTTATAATATGAAACCAACATTAGTATTTCAAGCACCGGTAGCAACAAGAAGTGGATATGGTGACCACGCTAGAGATTTATTACATTCTCTATATAAATTAGATAAATTTGAAATCAAAGTTATTAGTACTCGTTGGGGACAAACTCCAATGGATGCTCTTAATTATGATAAACCATTTCATAAATGGGTAGTAGATAATATCATACCAAACATTCAACAAAAGCCAGATATTTATATTCAGGTTACTGTACCAAACGAATTCCAACCATTGGGTAACTATAACATTGGAATTACTGCGGCAATCGAAACAACACATTCACCATTAGATTGGATACATGGTTGTAATAGAATGGATTTAATCATAGTTCCATCAGAACATTCTAAAAAGAGTTTAGTAGATACGGTTTATAATGAAGCTGATAAAACAACCGGCCAATTAATAGTACAACATAGGATTCAAAAACCAGTTGAGATTCTTTTTGAAGGATTTGATGAATTTGATTTCGGAACTGAAGAAGTTGCACATATTACTGAATTGGATGCAATCAAAGAAGATTTTGCGTTCTTATTTGTAGGACATTGGTTAAGAGGTGATTTAGGCGAAGATAGAAAGAATGTGGGGATGATGATTAAGACATTCGCAATGGCATTCAAAAACGAAAAAGTAAAGCCAGCATTAGTTCTTAAAACATCATCGGCAGGTTTTAGTGTAATAGATAGGGAAACTACTATTAAAAAAATTAGAGAAGTATTAGGAAAAGACTATAAATCAGTTCCAGTTTATCTTTTACATGGCGATTTAACCCCATCGGAAATGAATGGATTATATGAACATAAAAAAGTAAAAGCAATGTTGAATTTTACAAAGGGTGAAGGATTTGGTAGACCTCTATTGGAATTCAGTTTGACGGGTAAGCCTGTAATTGTATCTAATTGGAGTGGACATATTGATTTCTTAAAGAAAGGTGCAGTATTATTGGAGGGAGAGTTAAAAGAAGTACACGAATCAGCTGCAGACCAATTCTTATTAAGAGAGGCAAAATGGTTTAATATAAATGTTTCAAAAGCATTACCAATCATTAAGGATGTTTACAAGAATTACGATAAGTATAAATCCGAATCAGCTAAGTTGGGTAAGCATAATTTAGCAACATTTAGTTTAGCAAAAATGACAGAAGGATTTGATGGTATTCTAAATCAATATGGTATTTATACTAAGATACAACCAAAGTTTCAACAACTTCAATTACCCAAATTAAAATCATTAAATAAATAATATGAATTACAATCCTATATATCGTAAATCAATTGATGATAAAAATGCAATAAGTGCCAATAAAATGGCTAGAGGTAAGTTTTATTTAATAAAAGAATACGTTTATGTGGATGGTATAAAAGGTAGATTTACAGAAACAACTGCTCCTATAATATTTACACTATTTGTATCGCAACCAAAGGATATAATACATTGTGTAAAAGTATCAAATGTTAATCCAAACTTAATTAAGAAATTCTTCGGTAAATTCGTAAATGAAGATACTGAAAAACTACAAATGAGAGGTGGAGCAAAAAAAATATATGAGCAAATTGTTTCAAAAGTTCCTATAATTACAAATGATGCATATAGGACTTACAAAATAAGTGGAGTAACCAAAGTTATAGAGTTAACTATGGATGTAAATGAGATAACTCCAAAGAATATGAATGTTACAGGCATAGATAAAAAGTCACAATTAAAAGGTAGATAAAAATGACATCAAAAGAATTCGTCCTTTGGTTAAAAGGATTTACAGAGGGAGTACATGAGTTTAATATTACTCCAAAACAATGGGATTTATTAAAAGATAAATTGGCAGAGGTTAAGGATGAAGAACCAATAGGATTTCCATTCGGAGTTCCGAATACCGCACCAATACAAACATTACCATTTATCCAACCATACAACCCACATAACCCATATACAATAAATTGTGGTAGTGGTTCATCTGGAACAATAACAACAACACCGGGTGGTGGTTCTATAACATACGCAACACCACAATTTATAACATCAACTACAACAGGAACTGCATATGGGTATCCGAGTGGTTCTAATTGGAGTTATACAAATAGTACATACAATCCACCATACACAACAGGTGGAGAAGCAGACGATACTAAGAAAGAACCTCATAACGAAGATTAATGAAAAAAGTATTAGTTACAGGAGGAGCAGGATTTGTAGGTTATGCACTTACATTAGAATTGCTTAAAAGAGGATATCAAGTCGATGTAATTGATAATCTTTCAATTGGAGCTGAAGCAAAAATATCACCATTTGTAAATTTTTTAGGTGGAGATATTAGAAGTATGGATAATATCAAAAATACCCCATATGATTATATATTTCATTTGGCAGCATTAAGTAGAATACAACCATCGTTTCAAAATCCAACATTAACATTTTCAGTAAATGTAGATGGTACAAAGCAAGTTACCGAATATGCGTATCATAACAAATCTAAATTAATATACGCAGGTTCATCATCCCGCCATCATAATCCAATGTTATCGCCATACGCACTAACAAAGCATATGGGAGAAGAGTGGATAAAGATGTTTAAGGGGGTATATGGTTTGAATGCAGAGATAGCCCGTTTTTATAATGTATATGGTCCAGGTGAGTTAGTAGATAGTAATATGGCAGCTGTTATTGGTATATGGAGAAATGCTATATCAAAGGAAGAACCAATCCTAATACATGGTGATGGTGAACAAAGAAGAGATTTTACACATATAGATGATATTATTGATGGGTTAATTAGAATTGCCGAAACTGATGAAAAGCATGAAGATGCTTGGGAATTAGGAACAGGTTGTAATTACTCATTAAATGAATTGGCTGATATGTTTGGTTACTCAAATATAAAATATGTAAATGATGTAAAAGGTAATTACCGAAAAACATTAAGATTAAATAATGATGCGGTTGAACGTTTAAATTGGAAACCGACAGATAAATTAAAAAGTTATATAAATGAAATTAAGTTACGCAATAACGGCTTGTAATGAAGTCGAAGAAACCATTAGATTGGTAAATCAGTTATTAAACTATAAAGAAGAAAATTCTGAAATAGTTGTATTATTAGATACGCCAAAAGCTCCTATCGAATTGGTGGAGTATTTGGAACTGCAAGCAAACGCTGACCATATCACACTTATAGAATCAGAATTTAATAATGATTTTGCACAATGGAAAAACTTTTTAAACTCACAATGTAATGGTGAGTGGATATTTCAGTTAGATGCAGATGAATATCTTACACCGGATTTGATTGTAAATTTAGAAGCACTATTAGATGCCAATGCTGATAAAGATATGATTATCGTTCCACGTATCAATACAGTCGAAGGTTTAACTCAATCCCACATTGAAAAGTGGGGATGGAATGTAAATGAAAAAGGTTGGGTAAACTTTCCAGATGTTCAGACTCGTATTTATAAAAATAAGCCAGAGCAGATTGGATGGAATGGAAAGGTACACGAAAGAATTGGTGGGTATGAGAATTATACAAATTTTCCAATAGAAGAATTATATTGTATTATCCATCCAAAAGCAATCGAAAGACAAGAAAAGCAAAATAACTACTACGATACTTTATAATGGTACACATTTATTATCACATATATGCAATAGAAGGCGTTGATGCGATAGTTAAAGAACAATTGGAATTGATAAAAGCCAATTTTGATTTTCCATATAAATTAAATGTAGGTATTTCAATTGCAAATGATAATATATCACTTATCAATATACTTAGTTTATTTAATATATCAGATTTAAAAGATGTAAGAGCTAGAGCAAATGAGTTTGTTACATTAGATTTAATAGAAAAAGATAAGGAAAAATTTGGAGATTCCGATTATATTTTGTATCTTCATACGAAAGGTGCTTCTAAACAAAATTCAGAAAATGTAATAACTTGGAGACATCTTATGAATTACTTTAACGTTGAAAAGTGTAAGAATGTTTTTAAAATTTTTGAAAAAACTTCATATAACACATATGGAGTATTATTGGGAACAGCTGGAAAATGGAAATTATATTCTGGTAATTTTTGGTGGGCAAAAGCATCTTATTTGAAAACAATAGAAATGGATGGAGTAAAACGAAATAGATTTAATGCCGAAGTGGATTATATCCAAAACGGAATAGATTGGAAACCATATTCATCATATAACAGAGAAGGTGAAAACCATTATCTAATTAATTTTGACGAAACAAATTATAGACAATGAAAATAACATTCATATACGATTATAAAAATGGAGAGCAATGGTCTACGCCATTAGCACTCTTAAATGAATTCAAAGAAAGAGGGTGGGAAACTCAAATAATCAAAACAAACAATGCCGACTTAAAGAATTGGGTAGATTCCAAACCACAAACTGATATTGTATTGTTTATGGATTGGGGTAGATTTGATTCACAATATCTTAATAAAGATTTAGTTCCTGCATTTTGGATACAAGAGAGTGGAGATGACCCTCAAAACTTTGAAAGAAATTCACCAAAAGCAAATAGATTCCACTTCACAATAACACCTGATAAACAATGTGCGGAAGCATATATAAAAATGGGTATAAATTCTGAATGGATAAACCACTTTGCAGATACAGCAGTTCAATTTCCTATGAATTCTGAATCAAAATATGTAGCAGTTACAACTAGAGGAATTGGTAATTCTACATTTTTAGATTACTTAACCGAATGGGCTGAAGGTTCAGTTGGAAATAGGAATGGACTGAATGCACAACAGCATACTGAATTTTTGAATAGTGGATTAATGGTTATTCAAAATAGTAGATGGAAAGAAATTACTCGTAGAATCTTTGAAGGAATGGCTTGTGGAAAATTAGTTATAACGGATAGATTATCAAATGAAACTGGGTTATCAGAAATGTTTATCGATGGGGAAGATATCATATATTACGATGAGATGTTTGATTGCATAGAGAAGATGAATTACTACAATGAAAACGAAGAGGAGAGAGAAAGAATTGCACATAATGGAATGATGAAAGTATTACACAACTACACTCAAATTCAAGTTGTAGATAAACTAATAGCAGCATATGAAAGAAGTAAGTAGTTATACATACGGACATGACAATATAAAAATTGTACATGGAAATGAAGGAAAAACTTTACGAATAGGTAAGTTTTGTTCTATTGCAGAAAATATAATTGTATTTTTAGGAGCAAACCATAGAGTAGATTGGTTTTCAACATATCCGTTTGGACATATACATGATACTACATTTCCAAAGGTAAAAAAAGACCACGGCCACCCATCATCAAAAGGTGATATCATAATAGGAAATGATGTTTGGTTAGGTACGGGATGCACAATAATGAGTGGTGTAACAATAGGTGATGGTGTAGTGGTTGCAGCATGTAGTGTTGTTACAAAAAATGTTCCACCATATACAATAGTAGCTGGTAATCCTGCAAAACAAATTCGTAAAAGGTTTGATGATGTGGTTATTAACAAATTATTGGAATTAAAATGGTGGGATAAAACCGAATCAGAAATAAATGAAATATCAGACATACTTTGCTCAAATGATATCGAAAAATTAAACAATATATAATGAAAAGAACAGATATAATTAATGCATTTATACAAAAGTATGGATATAAGAGTTATTTAGAAGTTGGAACACAAGACCCAACATCTAATTTTGATTTAATAAATGCAGAATGTAAAGTATCGGTAGACCCATTTCCAAGAGGAGAAGTAACATTTATTGGAACATCCGATGAATACTTTGAATCAATATCAGAAGATGTGAAGTATGATATTATTTTTATAGATGGATTACATCACGATGACCAAGTACTAAGGGATATTGAAAACTCATTAAACCATTTATCAGAAAATGGAACTATCGTTTGCCACGATTGTTTACCAACAACCGAATTGATGCAAGCTAGGGATGACCACGGTGGAGAATGGACTGGAGATGTATGGAAAGCAATTGCCGAATTAAGAGTTGAAAGGATTGACTTAGATATCAAAGTTATAAATACCGATTATGGATGTGGTATTATTCGTAGAGGAACAAATATACCATATGAAACATCTGCTAATTATAAAACATATTATCATTATAATAATAATAAATGGAATATGTTAAATATTATTTCACCTGAAGAATTTATACAATGGATAAATACTCTATAATCATACCAACGCTTTGGAAATCTAATAGAATTCATAAACTACTAAGAGATTTAATAGAATGTGAATTTGTAGAGGAAATAATTTTAATAGATAATGCTGGTAAATATTTTGAATATTACGAAGCGTTAAGTAAAGTAAAATTAGTACAAGCCGGCGAAAATATCTATGTAAATCCTGCATGGAACTTAGGAATTAAAATTGCTAAAAATAATTGTGTAGCAATACTAAATGATGATATAAATTTTAATCCAAATATATTTGGAGTAATAACCGAAGATATATTACACCAATTTGGAATTATTGGAATGGGAGAAGGTAATTATAAATCATTAAACATAGAAGGTGACCCTATTTTAGAAGTTTGGAAATCTGGTATAAATGATTGGGGATGGGGATGCTTTATTATGTTACATAAAAAATATTGGATTGATATCCCAGATAATATTAAAATATGGTATGGTGATAATTTTATTAAAGATATAAACCCTGCACCAAAAGCATGTTTAAGAAATTTTAGAGTTGATACTGAAATGAGTACAACTTCCGATGAAAAAGAATGGGATGTTAGAAAACAAAATGACCAAGTTAACTTTTTAAAACTTTTTGTACATGGATAAATTACCAATTAGTATAGGGATACTTTCTTGGCATAGTGGGCAAGTATTAGTAGATACCCTAACAACATATCATAACAATGGATTATTTGATATAGTAAACGATGTTACCATATTATTTCAGGAATTCAATGAGCAAGATTATCAAATAGCAAAACATTTTGGATTAGATTTTATAGGGTTAACTAAAAATATTGGAATAGGGCAAGCATTTATAAAATTAACTGAAAATGCCGAATCGGATTATGTTTTAGTATTGGAACATGATTGGAATTTAATTGAAGATAAGCAAACTACATACGATACATTAAAAAGAAGCTATCAAGCAATCGAAGTGGGAATGGATGTAGTTAGATTAAGACATAGAAAGAATCCAGGTAATCCGCATTTTTCATTTAGATACATTGGTAAAGAACTTACTTACTATGATGATGAGATTGGAGCAACATCACCTCATCTTTTAGATTCAGTTCATTGGTGTGAGCCTGATGTTGAATTTGGTGATTATATAAAAAAATCAGAAGATATGTTTTGGACTACTTCTCGATATGGTAATTGGACAAACAATCCTTGCTTATACAAAAAACAATTTTATTTAGATACCGTTAAACAATTCGCCGGCGATGGTATTGCATTAGAAGGTAATATTGGAAAATGGTGGGTTCAGCAAGAATATAAAGTTGGGCATGGTGAAGGATTATTTAAACATAATGATTGGCAAAAATACGGAAGATAATGAAATACACAATAGTAGGATGTATAACCAAATACGGAATAGAACAAATTAAACCATTTGTTGAATCAATTGAGCAAAGTGGATTCAATGGTGAAAAATTAATGTTAGTATATGATATATCCAAAGAAACAATTGAATATTTGGATAGTAAGGGTTGGTTAATAACACAATCAGAACCACAGCAACATATTATCTTACAAAGATTTAGAGATATGTATGCACTTTTACAATCATATGAAACAGATGTAATTATTTGGGTAGATGTTAAAGATATCGTATTTCAAAAAGACCCAACCGAATGGTTAAATACTAATATGAATAAAGATATTCTTGCTTTTAGTGAATCATTGAAATTTGGAGATGAAGCTTGGGCAAGATTAAACGCAGGTACATCATTTCCTATGGAATGGGAATGGTTACAAAATGAAGAAATATATTGTGCCGGCACTATTGTTGGTAAGAAAGAAGCAATTAGGGATTTATTTATTGATATTTATAGATGGAGTTTAACTACTTCTAATCCAGAACAATTAGCAGACCAAGCCGCATATAATATTATTATACATCTAAATCAATTCAAAGATAAAGTTCAATTTGTAAAACAACAAGAAGGATTTGCAGCTCAATTACATTTGAAATTAAAGAAAGGTGATACACTACCTTATACTGAAATATTACCAAAAATAGATGGTAGTGAAGTTAAAAATGAAAAGGATGAATTATATACATTAGTACATCAATACGATAGAAACGAAGAACTTAAACAATTAATAGAAAACAAATATAAATGAAAAAAATAGTTATTACATCATTTATCATGCCACATGAGTTGGATGATTTGGAAAGGGTATTAGTAGATTTAAATAAAGCATCTAAATATATTAAAGGAGAAAATTACTCATTTTATATCTCACTTTCAGTATCCGATTATTTAATAGATTGGAGTACATCTAAAGTTGATAAGCAATTTTTTATAGATAGATTCAATTCATTAAAGCCATTGACTAATTGGGCAGGTAGTTCTGTAATGCAAATTAGAGAAGAAGTTATGGGAGCATTTCAATGTAAAAGATATGCACATAAAGAAATTACCGATGCAACTCATTTTATTTGGTTAGATACAGATATTTGTTTTGATGATAAAATATTGTATTATATGGAAGCAAGTATTGATAGATTAAATGAAACTGATAAACATATTGATAAATATTTTATTACACCAGAAATTGTTAAATATTGGGATACAACTTGGGATTGTTTAGTTAATGTAAATTATTTAGATAAACCATTAGATTATTGCAAAACAAATAATCCATTTTCTGAAAGTGGTGAGGTTGGAGATGTAGAATTAGAAACTGTACTTAATAATGTTGTAGGACAACCTAAAACTAAATTTGGTGCAGGGTGGTTTACACTTTTATCAAAACCTCTATTAGATAGAATACCTTTACCTGAATCAATGGGGGCATATGGGCCAGATGATACATTTTTAATGTGGGGAATTGAAAAATTAAACCAAAAAGGTGAAAATATATATCAATTTAAATTGAAAAATTATATTGTATGCGAGAATTATATGTATAGAGACAGAAAGCATTATGATTCTTTAATAAGCAGAATTGATAGAAAAGAAGAATTTAAACAAAAATCACATATAGTATTTCAGGAAGAAATAAATAATCTATTGTAATTAAATAAAAATTTATATTTATGATAGTATATAAAATATAAAAAAAATATGAAATTTGAAGTAACCAACCCAAAAGCTTGGAAAGCTGTAAACGAGAAGAATATTCCAATGACGCATAAGATTAAAGTTTATGAAAAATTAGGTGGAGCATATCGTTTAGGGGAAAGTGGTGGAGAGCAAGTATTCAATAAAATGACTGAATTACTTAAACACAGAATGGGTGAAAATGATGATAATTCTTCACCAGAAGAAACATTAACAGGATTGAAAGAAATGGCAATGGGTAATTTGGAAAGAATTGCCGATTATTCTAACATGATTTTACAAAGAATGCAGGGAGGACAGGAATTAGATTCGTGGATGTATTCTCAACTTACAATAGCAGTAGAAAATTTAAACACCGTACACGACGCAATGGATGGTGATGATGGTAAAATAGAACCATTAAAAGAAGAACCAGCTAAATCGGAGGGAGAAAGAATTCAAAACCTTAATAATAGAATTAAAGTATTAAGAGATAAAATATCTGCAACTAAATCACCCGAACAAAAGAAATTACATAGTGATAGATTAAAAAACGCATTGCAATCACTTTCAAACATTAGAAGAAATCATTAATTATGGAAAATTTGTATTCAGTATTAATTACGGCAATAACCGTATTAGGTGGGACAGGAGCTTGGAGATATTACGAAAAGAGAGCACTAAATAAAGAGAGGGATGATGATTTTGTTAGACACGATTGTAAAGACCGAATATCTAAATTGGAAGCATTGTTAGAAAATAGTTCAAAAGAGAAAGATGAACTTCGTAATATGGTGTTAGAACTTACGAGAGAAGTGGCAGCATTGAGTGTTAAAGTTGAATTCCTTACAAGAGAGAACGATAAGTTAGAAAAAGCACTTCCAAAAACAAAGAAGCAAACATTAAATGGCTAAGATTCTGCAAGAATGTATTATTGTATCCAAAGAGGTTAATGATAAGTTCATTCTAGCTAAGAATAGAGATAGAGCTTATAATCCATCTTTAGAAATTATTCACACTATCATTGATGGTGTAGAAGTTGCATATTTGCATGATATAACTACCGATTGGAGTGAAGGTTTAAATGAAAACGGAATCGGTGTTGTAAATTCAGCACTATTAGTTGGACATGATGAAGCCGAACATAAGATTGTAAAGAAGGGTGGTAAGCCAGGACCTGATGGTGATAAGATGAGAAACATCATTAAGCAACCTACTCTAATAGATGCGGTAAGAGCTACACTATCATATAAGGGCAAGAGTGGATTAGCTTTGAAAGGACATACATTTGTAGCATCTCCAAAACATATGGTTAGTATTGAAACTACATCAAAGCATAAGCCTGATGTTAAAATTCAAAACTCCGAATCACCCGTTGTTCGTACAAATCACGGACATATGTTCACCGATGCCGGATATACAAACGGTGAGAAGTATCTAAGTTCACAATTGAGAAAAATATCAGCAGAAAAATCAGTTGATAAAGTAGAAGATTGGAAAGAAATAGCATTGGCAATGAGAAAAGAATTTTTTCCAAAAAGACCTATGTTAAATATGAAAAGAGATACTGAAGAAATGTCTACATCATCTCAAACTGTAATGAATTTGACTGATAAAATATTAGAAATTACATACTTTAAAGATAAGGTTAAAGAGTTTAAAGGAATTAAAACCGACTTACCCAAAGGATATACTCCCAAAATTAAAATAGAAATAAAAGAAATTTAATGGTTAACAACTTTACATCAGGAATGTGGAATGGTATGAAGGTTGAGTTTGGAAAAGTATATTCAAACTTAAATGCTTTTGCATTTAATCCATTGAATGAAGCTGATAGTAAGAAGTTAAGAGTATTTGATTTTGATGATACATTAGTTCAGACAAACTCTAATATATACATTAAACATAAAGATGGGAAAGAATCAAAACTAACACCTGGAGAATACGCAGTCTATGAGCCGAAGGATAGTGATAAGTTTGATTTTTCTGATTTTGAAAAAGTAAAGCAACCACAAGAGATTAAGGGTGTTACTAGATTATTAAAAAACATAGTAAGAGTTGGTGGTTCGGAAATCGTTATATTAACAGCTAGAGCGGCATATAAGCCAATTAAGAAGTATTTATCAGATATCGGATTAAAAGATATATTTGTAGTAGCATTAGCAGATGCAAATCCACAAAAGAAAGCTGATTGGATAGAAAATAAAATAAAAGATGGTGTAAATGATGTATTCTTTATAGATGATTCTCATAAGAACGTTTCAGCAGTGAAGGCATTATCTAAAAAATACCCAAATATATCATTGAAGGTTAAGCATGTTCAACATACAACACCGGAATTACCTAAAAATGATACAACACCGAAGCAGGGTAAAAACGAACCAACTAAATCCGCTAAGGTAAAGGGAAATGATATTAAATTAAAATCACTACTTCCAAAAGATTTAGAAAAAACAATTAAAAACCCTGAAACGGGTAGAATGATTAAAATGAAATCTGCATTAGGATATGATGAGAAATCAAAAGTATTTCAAGCAGCTCAACGTACTTTAAAAAAATAAGTTATGATATACCTTTTCACAGGTCAACCAGGTAGTGGTAAAACTACTTTGGCAAAAAAGTTACAATATTTTCTTCAAACTGATAAAAAGAATTGGAGAAAATCAGTATTCCATATAGATGGAGACCAGCTTAGAGAGCTATTCCCAAATACCGATTATTCAAAAGAAGGTAGAGAACGCAATATTCAAAAAGCATTTGATATTGCTAAATATTTAGATAGTACTAATACTGATGTTGTAATATCATTAGTTGCTCCATATAGAGAATTAAGAGAAAAATTAAAATCTGAATGCAAAGTTCAGGAAATATATTGTCATACTAAAAAAATGAGAGGTAGAGAAAGCTTCTTTGCATTAGACTATGAACCACCAATTGAATTTTATATGGATTTAGATACATCCGATTCTCCAGATAATACATTTAGTAAACTAATAAAAATTTTGATTTGATATACTTATTAGTATAAAATTAAATGTTATTAGTATGGAAAATGAAGAAGTAGAAGAATTCTTCCCAAACATAGAACCCAATAGTAGAACTACAAAAAGAGGGTTAGGCGCAAAGCCGTTGTTAGAATCTCAAATTAAAGCCGCACAAGAAGCATCACGCTCTGCGTTCGAAGCAGCGAGAACGTTAGGTGTATCATATAACACCTATAAAAAATATGCTAAATTATATGGCGTATTTGAAGATTTAAAAAATCCATATGGTATTGGAATTGAGAAAGCTAAGAAAATCAAAAATAAAAAATATCACATTGATGATTTGATTGCTGGAAAGCATATTAGATATCCATTACATAAATTTAAAAATAAATTATTCGATAGTGGGTATGTTCCGAGAGTATGTGGGGGGTGTGGTTTTGGCGAAGAAAGAATATCCGATGGCAAAATGCCATTATTGATTGATTTTATAGATGGTAACCTTAATAATCGTAAATTAGAAAATATCAGACCATTATGTTATAATTGCTTTTTCCTATTAGTAGGTGATAGAAATGTAAAACATTGGTATGAAGAAAACGGATACGCAGATGAAGAAAATATACAGGAGCAAAGTTCCATTCAGGATTAGTTTAGGTGGGGGAGGTACTGATATGCCTGATTATTGCAAACATCAAACGGGCGCAGTAATCAATACTACTATTCGCTTATTTACCCACACATCTCTACAATTAAGAGATGATACCAAAGTTACCTTTAAATGGATAAATAAGGATGAATTTGAGGAGCATGAATTTAGTGATAACTTAGATTGTTCTTATGGATTAAAGCTCTTTAAAGCAACTCACAATCACATTTGTAAACGATTTAAGATAGAATCGGTTGGATATGATATAGTTTCTAACCAAGACGTTCCAACAGGTAGTGGTTTAGGTACTTCATCTACTCTCATAGTTTCTCTTATTGGTGTTTATATGGAATTATTTAATTTACCATTAGGTGAATATGATGTAGCTGAAATGGCGATTCAAATTGAAAGAGTTGAATTGGCTGAAAATGGTGGTAAGCAAGACCAATATGCAGCAGCATTTGGTGGATGGAATTATATGGAATTCAAAGGAGATGATGTGATTGTAAATCCACTACGAATTAAGGATAGTATTCAAGATGAATTAGAAAATAACATAATACTATACTTCACAAACTTTACTCGAAATAGTTCTGATGTTCTTACGGAGCAAGTTCAAAAAATGAAAGATAAAAATAAAACATCTGTTCTGTCTTTACATGCATTAGTAGAGCAAGCAAAGATGATTAAAGATTGCTTAATCAAAGGGAGTATAGATGATTTGGGTGAGATATTGGATTATGGATTTCAGCAAAAGAAAATGTTAGCAAAGGGTATTAGTACTAAAGAAATTGAAATTTTATATCAAACAGCTTTAAAAGCAGGTTCAACCGGTGGTAAAATAAGTGGTGCGGGTGGAGGTGGATTTATGTTCTTTTATTGTCCAAATAATACCAAATACGATGTGATTAAAGCATTAGATAAATTAGAAATGGGATATAATCAACCATTTACTTGGAATAAATTTGGTATGAGGACTTGGCAAATAGGATAAAACATTTGGTAAAGTAATAAATTTGTTGTATATTTATAGTAAATAAACTAATATGGCATACGGAGATAAAGTAATAGACCATTTCAATAACCCACGTAACGTAGGTACTTTGGATAAAAGTAAATCCAATGTAGGTACGGGATTAGTGGGTGCACCCGAATGTGGTGATGTAATGAGACTACAAATAGAAGTTAATGATAATATCATAACTGATGCTAAATTCAAAACCTTTGGATGTGGTTCGGCAATAGCAGCATCATCCCTAGCAACTGAATGGTTGAAGGGAATGTCAATAGATGATGCAATCAAACTGGATAATATGGAATTGGTAGAGGAACTATCCCTACCACCCGTTAAGATACATTGTTCAGTATTGGCCGAAGATGCGATAAAAGAAGCAATAAAAGATTATAGACAAAAGCAAGGATTAGAGGAATTAATTCTTGAAGGAATCTAAAAACAAAAA